ACCACTTGTTGCTTGTTTTCCACTATATTCTAGTGAATTTAAATCTTCTAAATTATATTTTGTTAATTCTGTTTTTAATGAACAAGCAGTACTATTACATTCAAATTCTATAGCTTCACTTGGTAATACTCCTTTATTTTTTACCATAAAACATAGTTAATTTCTATACTTTACTATTTCCTTTATTTTATTACTATTTATTATTATTTATTCTTATAATTTAGCATACTTTTTCAAGTTTTTAGTCACTATTTAGTACCTAGAAAAGAGGTCTAAATATGAATTGTAAAAATTTAAGAAATAGAGTTAAAAAAGGAAAACCTTATCTATATTGTATCATAAAAAAAAGGATTATAAACTATGAAGATTGTAGAAATTGTGATTTAAAAGAATATAAGCAATATAAACCTATGAAATCACATACAAACAAGCTAGCTAAGAAAGAAAAAGAAAGATTTAGTATAATTTATCCTGACTTAACTAAATGTTGTGAATGTGGTTTAAAAACAGGTGATTTTGATATGCGTATAAATCAATATACCCACATAGATAAAAATGAAGTGTTTGAGGGGAGTTATCGTCAAGTATCTATACGGTTAGGAATGGTGGCTCCAATGTGTACTTATCATCATAAACAATTCCATAATGATATACTTATGAATCTAACATATAAAGTTATGTTTGAAAAAGAATATTTAAAAACACATACTAAAGAAGAATTTATAGCTAATTTCGGTCAAGATTATGAGTATAAATTATCCAAACTAAAAAATAATATTTGACATATACACCTAAAAGGTGTATAATAATATATATAGGAGGAAAAGTCTATGGAGAAAAAAACAAATTTAATAGTATTATATGGTGAAGAGGGCGGAGAAATAAACTCTTATCCTACTTTATGGGACGCATATAGAGGATTAAAAGATACTAAAAGAGCTGACAAAGAATATCATATTGAAGATAAATATTACTTTATGCACGAATATGAAAAAGACGGAACTCTTTATCAAAGAGAAATAAAAATATATGTAAGGAAAAATAAAATATTTTATAAATATGTATAGCGATTTAGATTTTATAAAAGATTTTTCCAAAATAAAAATAGCTCCTATTTGTAAAAAGTTAAATATAGATAAATCTAATCTTTGGGCTGGTAAAGTGTCTAGTGATAAAGTAAAGCAAGTTAAAGATGAAATAATAAAAGAATTAAATAAATTAGAGCAAAAAAAAAGAGGTAAGGACGATTAATTCCTTACCCTTTTCATTATTTAACTCTTATTTTAGTACCAGCATATATTAGATTAGCATTTTTAATATTATTCCAACTACATAATTGAGATACGGTAGTACCATAAGTTTTAGCTATTTTAGTTAAAGTATCTCCACTCTTAATAGTGTAATATTGAGTTGATGAAGAAGAATTATTAGATGTTCCTAATATTTCATTAACTCTAGATTGAACTTTACTATAATCATATCCAGCATTAGTTAACGCTGTTTTTCTTGCGTCACCATTTCCCCATTTTCCAGCTATAACTTCATTAGCTAATTCATCAATAGATTTAGTTGTAGTTGTAGTAGTTGTAGATGATGTTGTATTATTAGCACTAAAACCATTTAAGCCTTTTTGCTTCATAATACTTGGATAATCATAATAAGCATAGTTTTGGTCTACAGTCATACCAGCAACTTTATTAGTTCTAATTTTATTAGTTTCTCCTCCAAATTGCCATAATCCACCTGCTGGAGAATTAGGTTTAGATGTACCCCAATTAGCTACCCATTTATCATACTTAGTTAAATCTCCCACATTCATATAATTATTGAACCAATTACTATTAGCATAAATACAAACATAATATCCTTTTGCTTCTAAATATTCACAAAAGCCTTTTATAGCATTAGTCACAGCTGTTTTTCCTGCTTTAGCTTGATAATAACTATCTTCAACATCAATAGCTATAGGATATTCAAATTGTTTTCCTTTTAAACAATTATTATACATATATTCAGCTTCTGCTTTACCATTTTCATATGTAGTAGCTCTACTAAACCAATAAGCACCTACACCTAATCCATTAGCCTTAGCATTTTTATAATGTGTTTCAAATTGATTATCAATCGCCTTACTTATTCCATTTCCATAACCAGTATATCCAGCTCGTAGAATTGCAAATTTAACTCCCTCATTTTTAGCTGTTGCTAAATTGATTCCTTTTTGATATGTACTAATATCAATTCCAAATACTTTTTCCATAAATCATTCCTCTTTTCCTACTATTTTTTTTAAATTATGTAAAATATCGTATGTACCTCCAGCAACAAGTCCACTTATGGCTATTGCTGTTGAAAAGTCTTTAGTAATAATCCACTCAATAACTGCTACAACAACACCAATAATAATGTTTTGTATTGGAATTAAGTGATTATTAAACCAACTAACTTTTTTAGCTATCACACCACATAAAAAGGTCACTATAATAGTGACCAATGTGATGATAGATTCTAATGTCATATCCTCACCTACTTTCTTTCTATAAAATCAATTCTTTCCTCAACTTTAGTTAACCTTTTGTCGATACTTTGAATTGTTTTATTAAACTCTCGATTATCAAGTCTAATTTCATCTACGCTTTTTATAATCATATCAATTTTAGTATCTAGTTTTGTTGTTATTGCTACTTCTTCTTTGGTTTCCTGTTTAGTATTTTTTTTACTATTCATATAAAAAGTAGCATATCCAACTAACCCGCCTATAATAGTGAACACTAAGCCAATAGAAATCATATCCATTTTTATTCCTCTTCTTTTGTATTGTTTTCAACAGGTTTTTCAGGAAATTCAACATTATAGGGAAATCCCTCTTGTTTAGTTAAATCTCTGAGTTTTTGCCTATATTCAGCCCATTCTCCTGTTAAAATATTTGTAAAATTAGTAAAGAATGTTTTTAATACGGATATAAAGTTTGTGGCGGTTATATCACTAGGAATATCTAATCCTATTCTATCTAGTAATAAATGTTCATCACTTTCGGCTAATAATTGATTCCTTTTTTCTCTCACTTTTTCCGCTGTTGCTTCATAGTCATTATCTTTTGCTAATGTCAACCAATCTTCATAATTACTACTAATATTCTTTTCCAAGTCATCTCTATAAATGGTTTTTAGTTTATATACTGAGTATTCATAAAGAGTTTCTTCTTCCTCTTTTATCTCTTGTACATCACAAAAAAAAGCAATCTCTATAAGATTGCCTATTCTATCACCCATTTTATAATTACTTGGAGCTATTGTACTTCTTACTTTCATTTCGTACTACCTCCTTACATTTTTTGTAATCTATATATGGTTTTACATATTTTTGAGTATAATTATATGAATCACAATGTTTTAACCACCCACTATAACTTAACATAGCTGAGGCGTCTTTAAAATTCAATTCATCTTTTTTAGAAATTCTTTTTGCTCTTCTTTTAATACGCAAAAAATTACTTCTTCTTAAAGTAGTATATCCTCTATAAAATCTATATCCCAAAAAATCTATTGGACGACTTTCAGTTTTAAATAATTGCCAGTTTTCTTTTATAACTAAACTTTCTTTAGCTAAAAATTCATCAATAGCATATTTAACTTTTCTAAGTTCTTTTTTATTATTTGAAAAAAGCACCATATCGTCCATATAACGAACATAATATTTTACTTTCAATACTTCTTTAATATAATGGTCTAAGTCTTGTAAATAGAAATTAGCAAACCATTGAGAAGTATAATTCCCAATCGGTAATCCCTCTTTACTACTATCTATAATAGTATCTATTAAATTTAAAGTATCTTTATCTTTAATAATTCTTCTAAACTTAGATTTTAATATTTCTTTGTTAATGCTAGGATAAAATTTCTTAACATCTAACTTTAAGCAATATTTAGTATATTTCCTATCTTGAACTAATATTCTTTTAAGATAATTCATACCTCGTTTTATTCCACGATGTTTTATTGAAGCACAACATAGTTCATACATTCCTTTTGATAATATAGGCTCTATTTGTAACATTAAAGCCCAATGTATAACTTGGTCGGGATAAAATCTTGGTTTATATATTATTCTTTCTTTTTTATTAGCTCCATCTCTTATTTTCATTTCCAAATAAGGACTAGGAACATAACTTTTATCTTTTAACATTTTTTGTACTTGCATAGCATAATAAGTAGGAGAATCTAATATTTTTTCTACATTTTTTCTTTTAGTTTTACCTATACTAGCTTTACAAATTGCTAATTCAACATTACTTAATTCAGTTATCTTATCATAAATATATCCTTTTCTTTTCATACCCGAGTTTCCTATTCTTATATTTGCCTGCCACTTTTTCGAGAAATTCCATTTTTCAGGAGATAAACCTACTAAAGCAACCCAGAACGACTAATTTTCAGCAAGTGCTGAGGAAGATGATGTGTAAGTTTTATAAATAATATAAGTGGTCGAGCACCGATGTTAGTACTGTAGTTGGACGAAGCATTGTTCACATTCCAATACCACAAGCCAGCATTAAGTCCATTGTCATACCTACCGCCGACAAGAGCAAAAAGAATATGTCAGTAAAAACACCCGCACTAAACACACCAAGTCCCTTAATGTGTCTTTTTAATATAATAAGTCGAGCACCGATGTTAGAATTAGTAATAGACGAATCGTTGTTACAATTCCAATACCACAAGCCACATTTCAACGAATCCCAATACATACCGCTGACACGAGCTCACAGCAAATCAGCACTCAAACACACCAAATCCCAAATTATT